GAAGTACGTGACATTATAATGAAGAGACTTTCTGTTATTGCAAAAGAAGGAGAAGTGATTACTGTTGTCCACGATGTTCAATGATTTTCTTGAAGTATTAAAAGAGAATCACTTTGTTGAAACCCCAGTTGACGTAAAGACATTTGTCCAGTCACCTGACTATCTTGGTCAACCACTTTTATCTGACATTCAATACGAAATAGTAGAGGCAATGAGCCAGATATATCGCAAAGAAGATTTAATTGATATTATGGGCGATGTCGAAGGCTCAAGGCATTTTGCTAAGTATACAAAAAATGAATTAATCCTTCAACTTGGCAAGGGTAGCGGTAAAGACTTTATATCAACAGTAGCCTGTGCATATGTAGTATATAAACTATTATGCCTTAAAGACCCTGCAATTTATTATGGTAAGCCTGCTGGAGATGCTATTGATATTATTAACGTTGCTGTTAACGCACAACAAGCAAAGAACGTTTTCTTTAAAGGTTTTAAAACAAAGATTGAAAAGTCCCCTTGGTTTGCTGGAAAGTATAATGCTAAGGCTGACTCAGTTGAGTTTGATAAAGCAATTACCGTTTACTCTGGACACTCAGAAAGAGAATCTCATGAAGGTTTGAACTTGCTGATGGCAGTCCTTGATGAAATTTCTGGCTTTGTAAGTGAAGTTGCATCTGGCAATGAGCAGGGTAAAACTGCTGACAATATTTATAAGGCATTTCGTGGATCAGTAGACTCTCGTTTCCCAGACCTTGGAAAAGTTGTTTTGCTTTCCTTCCCTAGATATCAGGGTGACTTTATTTCACAAAGGTATGAATCAGTTATTGCAGATAAAGAAACAATTGAACGAACACATACATTTATAATGAACGAAGACTTGCCCCACACTGACCCAGGAAATCAATTTCAAATTTCGTGGGAGGAAGATAATATTCTTCAATACAAAATTCCAAGGGTATACGCATTTAAAAGACCTACATGGGAAGTAAACCCAACTCGTAAGATAGAAGACTTTAAACTAGCATTCTATACTGACCTTGGCGATGCAATGATGCGTTTTGCCTGTATGCCAACATACTCATCTGATGCTTTCTTTAAGCAAATTGACAAGGTTGAGAAGTGCATGAACACTAGAAACCCAGTAGATTCATTTAGAAGGTTTGACGAAACATTTGTACCAGATCCAGAAAAAACATACTACATCCATGCTGACCTTGCACAAAAGCACGATAAGTGTGCGGTAGCAATTGCTCACGTAGATAAATGGGTAAATATCCAGGTAATTAAAGACTACGAACAAGTAGCACCAATAGTAGTAGTAGATGCAGTTGCATGGTGGGAACCAAGAGCAGAAGGCCCAGTTAATCTATCTGAAGTTAAACAGTGGATTATGAACTTGCGTAGACAAGGTTTTAATATTGGAATGGTTTCCTTTGACCGTTGGCAGTCATTTGATATTCAAAATGAGTTGCAGGCTGTTGGAATTAGAACTGAAACTGTCTCTGTTGCCAAGAAACACTACGAAGATCTTGCTATGATGATTTATGAAGAGCGTGTTTCTATTCCAAGAATACCTATCCTATTAGAAGAAATGTCAGAACTTAAAATTATGAAGGGTAATCGTGTTGATCACCCCCGTAAAAAATCTAAGGACTTGGCAGATGCAGTAACTGGTGCGGTATTTGGAGCAATATCACATACACCAAAGAATAATAATACAGAAATAGAAGTCCATACCTGGTCTACTTCAGCACGACTTGCAGAGAAAGACAGGGGTATGGTAGAATTAGATAATCGGAAGATGCCTGACGATGTTAGGGATTTTTTGGATGGTCTTAATTTAATTTAACATTCTGGTCAAAGTATCAGATAAAACTAACAAGGAGAAAGAATGAATTCATTTAAAAAGATTAGTCTAGTCATGGCTGCAGCCTTGGCTGGTACAGTTCTTGGTACGGCAACTGCACAAGCAGTTCCTACTATTGCGGTAACTGTAAACGCTGTTGCAGATACAGACGCAAACACACTTGCAGGTGCAGCAGTAGTAACTGTTCCATCTGATAACAAGGTAGAGGCTGCAGATGCAGTAAGGTTTGCTCTAACAGGTGTTGATACAGGTACAGTAGTAACTGCAACAACATCAGGAGCATTTATTGTTCCAGCACTTCACACAACAACTGCACCAGTAACTTCTGCTTCAGGATCAACATCTTATACAGTTAATACTGGAACAGGCACAACAGCAGAATTTTATGTTTACACAAAGTCAACTGCTACAGGCACTGTAACAATTACTAATGGTGGAAACACATATGTTTATTACGTAAAGGGTACAGCAGGTCCTGCTTATAACCTTTCTACAACAGTTGCAGATTCTGCAAATACTTCAAGTGTTGTTGAATATTCAACAAAGTTAACAGATGTATTTGGAAATGTACCAGCAGGAACTACACCAGTAGTTACTATTATTGGTGCAACAATTTCTGTATCATCTGGATCTTCGGATGCCTCTGGCATTTCTAAGGTATCTGTAACCTATCCAGCAACAACAGGAAATGCAGCAATTAACTTTGCAATTACAGCAACGGATGTTGATGGCTTTCCAGCAGCAGTTAAGTCTGTTACAAAGTTTGTTGCAGTTTCTGATCTTGCTACAACTAACGCATCACTTACTGCACAATTAGCAGCCTCAGTTGCTGCTCGTGCAGCAGATGCAACAGCAGCAGCAACAGCAGCAGCAGCAGCAAAAGCATTAGCAGATGCAGCACTTGCAACAGCAAATGCAGCACTGGCTAAGGCAACTGCAGACGCAGCCCTTGCAAAGGCAGCAGCAGACAAGGCACTTGCCGATGCAAAAGCAGCAGCAGATTCAGCAACAGTTACCGCTAAGGTAGCATCTGATCTAGCAACAGCAACTGCAGCAGCAAAGTACAAGGCGGAATACAACGCACTTGCAACTAAGTGGAACAAGAAGAATCCAAAGGCTAAGGTTACTCTAAAGAAGTAACTTAACTTAATAAGTTAGAGGGTTGGCTAAATGCCAGCCCTCTTTCTTTTTGTATAAAAATGGTATAATAAACTTATTAGTCATATCCCACCACTAGGGCTATATAAGGAGAAAAAATTAAAAATATACTAATCAAATCAGGGTTAGTGGGGTTATTTTTAACATTATGGATGATCTTTTCTCCAGTAAATTTTTCACATGCCGAAGATGTACCGCCCCCAGCAGAGCAGGTTGTAGTTAGTCCAGCACAAGTAGCAGTAAATACAGCCTTAGCAACAGCGGTGGCTGAAGTTACACAGGCAGCACAAGCCTCAGACACAGCAACAGTAACTATTGCAATTGCAGTACAGGCGGTAACAACATCCAATACAGCCGTAGCAGCAGCAACTACTGCGGTCACAGAAGCCGCCACTGCCGTAGCAGAAGTATCAAATGTCTCCACAGTTGTAGCAACAGCAGAAACAGTGACTAATGATGTCACAACTGCGGTAACTGCGGTAACGACAGCAATTGCAGCAATACCCGTAACAGCAACAACAGAAACTCCAGAGGTTGCTGTAGCACAAACTATTGTAACGGCAGCAACCCCAGTTGTTGAGGCTACAACTGCAACGGTATTAGCAACAGCAACTCCATTAATGACAGAAACTCCAACCACTATTACTCAAGTAGCAGCAGCAATTGCAACAGAAGTTGCACAATCTGCAACAGCATCTACAGCAGTTCAAGCAGCACAGACAGCAGTAACTGAAGCAACCGCAACTGTAGCAACTGCAACAACGGCGGTAGCAGAAGTAGCGACTGCAACCACAGAAGCACAAACACAATTAACTCAGGCAAATGTTGCTATTAATAATGCTCAAGATGCAGTAAATGCTTTGGTAGCCACAATTGGTACAACGTCAAATGTTTTAGCAAATACAGATGATGCTGGTGTTCGTATGAATCTTCCATTTAATTTACAAATGGGTGGAGTCACATATAACAATGTTTATGTTGGATCAAATGCAACAATTACGTTTGGAGTAAATGAAGGTGGAACTTATCACACTACACCAAACGCCCCTTCTATTTCTATTGCGGGGTATGATTGGACTACCTGGAGTAATGGGTCTGGGATTACTTATTCAACAACAACTAATACTCTATCTATTGCCTGGGATCTACGTGTATATCCACTTACAACAGCAGAAACACAAATGACACAGGTTCGCTTTAATGCAGATGTAAATCCAGCAGACGGTGCTTGGTCAGCAGATGTAAGTGTTACAGGACCTATTCCTAATGGTGCAAGATTTAATGTGCGAGAAACAACAGGCGGAACTTTAACTCCAATTGTTGATACAAATACTGGCCCTGGATTTAATGGAACTATTAGTCAAGGTGCAACATTTACACCAATTCCAGATCCAGATATTGCAGTAGTACAATCAGCAATTGATACAGCAAACGCACAAATTGCTACATTAAACTCAGCAATTACAACGGTTGTTGCAACTAATACAGCAAATACAAATATAGTTATTGCACCTATTGCGACTGTTTCACAAAATACTGTAACTGCATTAGAGACAGCAACTACAACATTAACTACAAAAATAGCAGATATTGCAGTTGTTTCAACAGCAGTGGAAGCAGTATTGGCAGCACCAACGGTTGTTGCTGCAGCACAAGCAGTAATTAATGCAATTCCTGCACCAGCACCTGCTCCTGCACCCACTCCACCCGCTTTGGTTGAGCCTCCTGCACCTCCTGTACCTGTTGAGCCTCCTGCACCTCCTGTACCTGTTGAGCCTCCTGCACCTCCTGTACCTGTTGAGCCTCCTGCACCTCCTGTACCTGTTGAGCCTCCTGTAGAAGGACCTCCTATAGAAGAACCTCCTGTAGAAGGACCTCCTATAGAAGAACCTCCTGTAGAAGGACCTCCTATAGAAGAACCTCCTGTAGAAGGACCTCCTATAGAAGAACCTCCTGTAGAAGGACCTCCTGTGCCAGTTGAGCCACCTGCAGAAGAACCACCTGCAGAAGAACCACCTGCGGAAGAACCACCCATGGAAGAACCACCTGCTATTGAACCAGAAGCGGGATCAGAAGAAGAAATAAGCAATACAGTTGATGAAGCATTATTAGACGGGGAAATAAATAGCACAGAAGTAGAAGCAATTGCAGAGTCTATGGCAGCAGATGGTGAAATTGATGCAGAAGAAACTAATCAGTTAATTGAAGCATTGGCAGAAGATGGAAAAGTTTCTACTGCAGATCAAGAGGCTGTACTTGAAGCACTTGCATCTGATGGAGAAGTTTCAAAAGAAGATGTTGCAGCAATAGTAGCCCTAGTATCTACTGATGGAAAAATGTCTACTGCAGAAAAAGAAATTGTTGCTGATGCATTAATTCAGTCAGTTCCTGAAGGACAAAGTTTAACAAAAGAACAAGTAGTAGATGCTGGAATTAAATTAGCAGACTTGCCACCAGAGACACCAGTAGAAGTTCGCACTAGTGAAAGTGGGCAAGAGGTAGTTATTACAGCAGAAGTCGGGGCACAAATTGAGATAGTAACTGATGTAGCAGCATTTGCAGAAGAACTATTTAGCGACCCTGGGGCGGCATTAGAGGCACTAGGAAGTATAGGTGCAGACATGACTGAAGAAGAAAGAGAAGAGGCAACCGAAATGGTTGTAGCAACAGTAGTTGCAACTGGAGCAGCCATAAATGCTGTAACAGTGGCAGGAGCAGCAACTAACGCAGCAACTAACGCAGCAGCCTCTGCAGCAAGAACCGCAGGCGGAACAACCCCAACACCTGGTGGAGGCTCAAGTGGCGGTGGACCTAGCGGGGGAGACCCAAGAATAAGGAGAAGGAAACCATGAAAATAATAAAGAAAGTAATGCAAGATATGATTGATCAATTATGGACTTTACTTGGTATGTTTATTGCATATGTAGTACTAGACGGATCAGCCAAGCAAATTGTTGGTGTAGCAATTATGGCAACAATGTTTGCATGGGCTATTACTTATCCAATTAGAAATAAAGACTGGAAGGATGATTAATAATGGCAACTAAAAAAATAGTAGAACCCCCAAAGAATGAACACCCACAGAAAGCAATAACAAATATTCTAATGAGAATTCTTGCGGTATTCGCAGCATCAGGACTATCAGTCTTGGGAGCAGGAGCCGTGGTAGGAATTGACACAGTTCAGGCAGTTATGCTTGCAGGACTCTTAGGGGTAGCAACAGTTATTGAAAGGCTGGCTAGGGCTTTTTTGGACGATGGAAAACTATCATTGGCAGAAATCAATGATGCGTTTAAATCAGTAGACAAAAAGGCTAATTAGTCATAATATAGACCTTGCTTGACACCCCTCCTGGGGCAATGGTATACTTAAATGTACCTAATCTGGGAGGGGTTTGTCATGACTTGCATCGCTGTTGTTCGCCATGAAGATAAAGTTTATATGGCTGGAGATCGTGGGGCATCAGATGATGGAACCATTCTAGCACTTGAAGCACCAAAGGTTTGGAAGATAGGCCCATATCTTATTGGGTATGCTGGAGCAATGGACGGAGAAAGAATCCGTTATAACTTTAAACCAACTGCCCCTAATATTAAAGACACAGATAGGTTTATGCAGACAAGGTTTGTTAAAGAACTAAAAGAATTTTACAATGAGTTCTGGGTAGACACATCTAAAGACGGAGACCTTGGTTTAATTATCTGTGTTCGTGGACAAATTTATGAGCATAGTTCTGCAGATATGTCTTTATCTAAATATACCCTGCCATATTTGGCTATGGGTTCTGGAGCAGAGTATGCTTATGGAGTTTTATATGCAACAGATAAACAAAAAAATGCAAGGAATAGAGTAATGCAAGCAGTAAATGCTGCAATTAAATTTAACCCATCATGCATGGGCCCAGTTGACGTAGTAAGCCTTTAGGAGTATACTTATAATATGTCCGAAGAATGGGAAGAAATTTTAAATAATATTCAAGACAAAGACTTAGACTATAAAGAGTTTGAGATTTGGCTTGAAAACGGAATTGAACGGGGATGGGTAACTGAACCGTTTTGTAATACTCATGATGGTGATCCATACATGAATGAAGAAGAGCAACAGGAATGGGAAGAGGGCGGAGACCCTTGCCAAGTAGTAATTAAAATCAAAGAAAACTAACAGGGAGAAATAATGAAAAAAGTAGTGGGTTTGTTAGCAGTAGTGTTTGGACTTGTATTGGTTCAACCAGTTCAAGCAGCAGAAAGTCAAACAATTGCAATTATTGATTCAGCAATTGATTCATCAAAGTTTACAAATGTCGTTTATGAAGTTTGTTTTACTTTAAACACCTGTCCTAATGGTAAAACATTAGTAGACTCAAAGGGTTCTTATTCTTTTTCTGAGGGTAAAGGAACTGCATCAGTAAATAATTTTAATATTAAAGGTGCTGATCATGGTTACAACATGGCAAAAATTGCAACAGTGACTAACCCAAATATTAAAATTGTATTTATTCGTATTTCGGATGAAAAAGTTTATGACACATTTTCAATGATTCGCAATGATGGAGGATCATTGGCTCGTGCTCTTGCATGGGTTTCAGTAAACTCATCTAAACTTAACATTAAAGCAGTCTCTATTAGTCAGTCTAGAAGTAACTTTCCAGTAGGAACCTGTCCGAAAGATACTTTATTTGAGTCTTCTGTTGCTATTTTAAAATCAAATAATGTTGCAACCTTTGTAGCAACTGGCAACGATTCAAAGAAAAATCATATTGGATTTCCTGCTTGTGTAACTGGAGTATATTCTGTCGCTGGTGCACTTGCCAATGGAACAGTGGTTCCAGTTAGTAATATTAATGAAACTACCAAGATCATATCAAGAATTTGTGTTAATTTTATTAACACTGCATGTTTAAAAATTCTTGATTCTCGTGGTAATATGACTGCAATGAGTGGAACTTCAGTTGCAACAGTAGTAGCAACATCTTTAGCAGTCAACAAAATTAAAGATGAACCTTGGGATGTATTTGTAGGTTCATTACCAAAAATAGGGAAATATGCTTCTCTTTTAAATTAATCGGATTTGGTCTGTAACTCAGTTGGTAGAGTGCCGAACTGTTAATTCGGAAGTCGCAGGATCGTGACCTGCCAGACCAGCAATGCGAATATTGCATAGTGATAGTGCGTAACCTTGCCAAGGTTAATGTGCGGGTTTGATTCCCGCTATTCGCTCCAAAAGTTTGATATAATATATAGGTACCTGCCGATTGGGGGTACATAACTTATTCGCTTGAAAGGGGAATAAAATGGTAACAACAACACTGGATCTATTCAATGATCCTTTTTTTATTGGATTTAACAGAGAGTTAGTCCGTTTAAATACCGCACATAAAACAAACTCACAGACATATCCTCCATATGATCTTCTCAAACTAGATGAAGATACATATAGGATTTCTTTGGCTATTGCTGGATTTTCTAGGGAAGATATTAATATCTCAGTAGACAATGGAACTCTTATTATTAAGGGTGAAATTGTAGAGGTAATAGATGCTGAAGTTGTTCACAAGGGTATTGCTGGTCGTAAATTTGTACGATCATTTGCTCTTGGAGAATATATGGAAGTAACTGGTGCAGAAATGAAAGATGGTATGCTGCATATTAATGTAGATCGTATCATTCCTGAAGATAAAAAGCCAAAGACTATTGAAATCAAACTTGCTAAAAAATAGTATATAGGCTATAATTATATAAGAGACCTAGGCATGTCTTTAAACTGCCCCTTAATATTAGGAGATAAAACATGGCAGCAAAGGGTAGTCTAGAAGCAATCATTGAGATTGCAAAGAAAGAATTAGGAACCATTGAAGGTCCTAAAGATAATGAAACAAAATATGGTGCATGGATGAAGGTTAACTTCCAACCATGGTGCCAGTCATTTGTTTCTTGGTGTGCATTTACTGCGGGGGTAGCAAAGTTTCCAAAGTCTGCATCAACAGTAGCAGCATCAGATCAATTTAAAAAAGAAGGCCGCTGGTCAGATGCACGTAATGATGATCCACAAGCAGGAGACTGGATTTATTTTGATTTCCCAGATGATGGTGTAAATCGTATTTCACATGTTGGTCTTTGCATTAAGAACAATGGCGATGGGACTATTCAAGTTATTGAAGGAAACACTTCAGGAACTGCAAAGGGAGATCAGCGCAACGGAGGAATGTGCGTAGAGAAGACTCGTGGTTATGTCAAGAACAATAAAAAGAAATTGCTAAATGCTGTTGTTGGTTGGGGCCGTCCAGTTTATACTGGTGAAGAAAATACTCCACTGTTAAATAAACTAGCAGCAACTCCAGTAAAAGCAACATCTCCAGATGCTACTAAAAAGTCAGCAGTAAGCAAGTCTTCTAACGGTGGCAAAGGAAGTCAGGTTAAGTAATTGCCAGCATATGAATACAAATGCACAGGACAATGTTCTGAAATTGTAATCAAACAAAGATCTATCAAAGACATCGATCCAGGGTATGGGTGTGAAACTTGCACTCTACCACTGGAACGTGTATACTCTAATATAACGGCAGTATTCAACGGTAGTGGATTCTATTCCACTGATAACAGAAAGTAGCGGTATACTATGAACATGACAATGACAGAAGAAATTGTTCAAAAAGAGTGGCTATTAAAGGCAACAGATCGTTGTGATTCTTGTCCATCAGAAGCACTTGTTAAGATAACTGGAATATCTGGAGATTTAATGTTTTGTGGGCATCACTATAATAAGATTATGAATGATGCAGGTGGATATAAAAAGATGATGTCTTTTGCTCTTACGGTTATAGACGAACGAGATAAATTGGTTCAAAATAAATTAAAGGATAAAGATTATGTATGAGTATTATGTTAGAAAAGTAGAAAATGTAGTAGATGGAGATACCATTGATGTTCTTATTGATTTAGGGTTTGATATTTTATTTGCATCTCGTGTAAGATTGGCTGGTATTGATACCCCTGAGTCTCGTACAAAGGATCTTGCTGAGAAGGCTCTCGGTCTTGAAGCCAAAGAGTATCTAAAAAAGGCTCTAAAGGATGCTAAGTCTGTTGTAATTAAGACTGAGAAGATGGACTCATCTGAGAAGTATGGTCGCATTTTAGGCTGGGTATATATTAATGGAGACACTGTATCCCTTAATGACATGATGATTAACGATGGGTATGCATGGGGATACCTTGGAGATACTAAGGTAAAAGATTTTGAAGCACTTAAAAAGGCTAGATTAAAATCTAAAAAATGAAACATATCCTATACTTTACTGCAGACTGGTGCAATCCTTGTAAAAAAACAAGGCCAATAGTAGAAGAATTAAACCGTGAACAGATCATGGCTAAATTTTTTATCATTGATGTTGATGCTGAAATTGAAATGGCACAAGACTTTGAAGTTCGTTCTATTCCTACGCTTGTTTTAATTAAAGATAATGTTGAAATTTACCGTGTAACTGGTGCACAGACAAGGCAGCAGTTAGAGGAGTTGATTGCTTATGAAAAAGATATTCAAAATGATATTTAATCCTGACGGAAAAGATATGATACCAAAAGATCAAGATGCTATAACGCATCTTATCTTAAAGGGCGCCCTTGAGGTTGCTGGGGTTGATAGTTTAAATGGAGAACTCCTATACACAATAACTCCTAAAATGAAAGAAATAATGCCAGGAATTTATGAAGATCACATTAAGCAAGTAAATAAAGAACTATTAAACCTATGGGAAAAGGGGTATGTAAATATCGACTTTTTCTTAGAAGATCCCCTAGTTACTATATCTGAAAAAGGTCTAGATAAAAATGAGATTTCTAAACTTACTAAGCCAGAAATCTGGGCATTAGAAGAAGTCAAAAGACTCTTAAAGAAGTAAAATCTGATATAATCAATGTATAGATTGGGAGGTTTATTTTGAACCATATTAAAGAAGGCGATTTTGTCATGGGGTCTACCTCTGAGGGCATGGTCCACGGAGTTGTAGAGCACATTATGATTGAAGGCGGAACACTAGGTACTCCTGGATCAGAGTATGCTCTTGAATCATTGCCGCCAGAAAACCCAGCAATGTCTGTTAGAATTTATAAAGAAGAAGATGGCAAGTGGGAAGCAACAGCCTATAGTATTGGAATGATGTATATGGATGCAAAGGTTGCAGATATAAACAATCATATGATGGAAGACGATAGCGAAGAAATGGATTCAGAAGTTGCAATGGCAATGTATGATTCATCAATTGGCAAAGCAAAAAAGCCTAACTATGGAGAAATGATTCAACCACGTCGTGGTGGGTCAACACCGTCTAATCCAAAACTTTATGCAAGAGTTGTGCAGGCAGCAAAAGATAAATTTGATGTGTACCCATCTGCGGTTGCAAACTCTTGGGTAGTGCAAGAATACAAACGTCGTGGTGGAACATACAAGTCTAAAAAAGAATTAGGATCAGATAATTTTTGGAATGGATTTTTAAAATAATGCCAAAGAAAAAAGCACAATCATTTAATGCAACACAAATTAAGGACGGGAAGATTGTACGAATGAATAAAAACGGTACAGTTAAATCTATTCTTGGTCCATATGAAGTAAAGCATTCAAAGAAGGATAAGTAATGGCAGATACATACTCACCTAATGCAGGTATGAAGGCTGCTGCAAGACGTGCTTTGAAGTGGAAAGAAGACGGCAAGGCTACTGGTGCAGGAACTCCAGTAGGCTGGGGTAGAGCAACAGACATTGTTAATGGTGCATCTATGTCTCTTGATACTGTTAAGAGAATGTACTCTTTTTTCTCTCGTCATGAAGTAGATAAAAAAGGTAAAGGTTTTTACGATGGACCAGAGTTTCCTTCTAATGGAAGAATTATGTGGGAAGCATGGGGCGGAGATGCAGGGTTTGCTTGGAGTAGGGCAATAGTAAACAGAGAAAAAAGTAAAACAGAAAAAATCTGGGACGGAAGTCCATTTAGCATAAGGGGGAAATAAGTTATGGAAGATTTAACAGTTGAAGAAGTAAAACAATTAGTTACATTTTATAAGCAAAAGGCAACAGAGATGGAGTTTAACTTGTTGCAAACACAGTTAAAACTTAACAGGGTTTTGTTTACTGAGCCAGTACCAGAAAAAAATAATATTAGCAAAAAAAATAACTAAATAGTTAGGAGAAACCACATGGAGATTGCCCTAGTTGTTGGCTTGACATTGGTTGTGTTTTCCTCTATACTTATAGTAATAAGTAAAAAAGAAAAGAAATCTTTTAACAAAATTTTATATCGTCAAAGCGATATGCACAATATGTTAAAAGAGTTTTTCTTTAGAGATATTTTTGACAATGAAGTTGCTTCTTCTCAATCTAAGATTTGGAAAGAAAAGAAAACTACTAAGTTTCTTATAATAGATCAAAAAGCATATTGGGTATCTAATAATATGTTCTATGTTGGCGATACAGATAACGGTCAGGTTAGACCAGAAACTGGAAGACCAATAGACATATCAACGATGTCTCCAAAAGAAGTAAATAAAATGTTATTCATCCTGGATAACTTAAACGGTGGGAGAAAAAATGATAGTGGCGGTGCAAGGAACTAACGAGTTTGACGACTACAACTTGTTTCTTCGTGCAATGAGCGTTGCATTATCAGGAATGAAAAATGATGAAAAGGACTTTACAATTTATTCTGTTGGTCCTGCAAAAATTAATTCTTTTGTTTCAGAATTCTCAAACCTTTCAGAACGAGGCATGAAAGCCAGGGGTCGTAAGATAAAGTTTTATAAAGTTCCAGAATCTTGGGTTCAAGAAAATATGGAACACATAAACTATTTTGCATTCCTAAGTAAACCAAAAGAGTCTGTATCAAAATTAGTCCATTCTGCAGAATTAAAAAATGTAGAAGTTGGAATATTCCGTTATTAATAGAGAGAGCATCATGATAATCAATTCATTAGCACACATGGAAACAATTGTTTCAAAGAATAAAGAACTATCCTGGATAGGTTGGGATGTTGTAGAGCGTAAGAGATCAGATCTTGCCAGAACATCACCAAGCGGGGTACGTGTAAAAAATGCATGGTACCTACAAAAAACCTTTAACCTTAATCGTAATGGTTGGGATATTCCAAACAAATACGGTCAGTAAATGAAACAACATTTGTGGAAAGATGAAGCAGCCTGCCTTGGACT